TCAGTAACAAAAGCAATAACTAGAAATTATTCAGAATTAGTAAAAAGATTTAAGTAATGGCAAGAATAGTTCAACAAAATTTTATAGAAGAAGCTTTATCAGATAGAGGTATTGGTTTACAACTACCTATTAATGTTGATCAAGGATCGTTGAACTTTACAACCATAAAACAAATACATACTAATCTTAAAAACTTAATACTTACTATGAAAGGTGAGCGAGTTTATAATCCTGAATTTGGATCTGATTTGTATAGGTTATTATTCGAACCAACTGTTGATGAAGAGTTGTTTCAAGATAGAGTTTTTCAAACAATTACAGATGCAGTACAAAGATTTATGCCGTTTGTAACTATTAATGAAGTTGCTATCGATTTTAAACCAGATGATAATTTAGCATTCATTTCAATTAATTATTCGGTAAACGGTTTTGTAACTCCAGAAGATTTAGATTTAGAGGTAATTATATAATGGCTTATAGAGATGTAAAATATACAGATAGAGATTTTAGTGATTTAAAGTCTAGTTTAGTAGAGTTAGCTAAAAACTACTTTCCAAATACAGTAAAAGACTTCTCATCAGCATCGCCATCGACAATGTTTTTAGAGATGTCAGCGTATGTAGGTGATGTATTATCTTATTATACTGATTATTCACTTAAAGAATCAATGCTTCATAAAGCTCAAGAAAAGAAAAATATCTATTCTTTAGCTCAAGCATTTGGCTATAAACCTAATATATCAACACCATCTTTAACTGAGCTAACAGTTTATATAAAAATACCTAGTACAGGTGTAGGTGCAAACGTTAAACCAGATTTTGAATATGCTCCAAGAATAGAAAAAGGTCTAGAAGCTACTACAGCAGGTAGTATTAATTTTAGAACTATTGAGAGTGTAGATTTTAATACTTCATCATCAAACGACCCTACTACCATTGATGTATTTAATTTTGATGCAAATGGTAATCCTGAATTTTATTTATTATCTAAAAAAGTGCCAGCTATTAGTGGTCAACGTAAAACATATTCATTTAATGTAGGTGCTTCGCGAGAATATTTATCACTTACATTACCAGATGATGATATTCAATCAATAGTATCTGTAACAGATGATGATAGTAATGATTGGAATGAAGTACCATTTTTAGGTCAAGAGACAATATTTGATGAATTTGTTAATTCTGAAGCTAACGATCCAGAGCTAGCAGCTGATCAAGGTGACGTACCATATATTCTTAAGCTTAAAAAAGTAAATCGTCGCTTTGCAACTAGAGTAACTGCAAATGATAAATTGCAATTAAGATTTGGAGCAGGTATTTCTAATGATCCTGACGAATCTATTATTCCTAATCCTAGTAATGTTGGTGCACCATTTGGTGATCAATCAGATGGTATACTAAACAAAGCTTTCGATCCATCTAATTTTCTATATACTAATACTTATGGACTAGCACCTGCTAATACAACATTAAATGTTTCTTATATTACTGGTTACGGCTTGGACGCTAATGTACAGTCTAATACTATTAATACAATTAACTCTAAAAATGTTACATTTAGATCAGATGTAAATCTTATTTCAAATACAAGAACGGCAGTAGAAAATTCTATTACGTGTAATAATCTTATAGCTGCGTCCGGTGGTAAAGGTGCAGAAACAGTAGAGCAAGTTAGACAGAATACATTAGCATACCATACTACACAAAACAGAATGGTTACAAAAGAAGATTATATTATTAGATCTCTTTCTTTACCTTCTAAATTTGGTAGTGTAGCTAAAGCTTACGTAGCTGGTGATGAGCAAATGATTGATAGTGAGAAGAGTGTTGATAATCCTTTAGCAGTAAATCTTTATACCTTAACGTATAATAATGAAGGTAATCTTACTACAATGACTAATGCTGCAAAAAGAAATCTTAAAACATATTTATCGCAGTACAGAATGTTAACAGATGCTATTAATATTAAAGACGGGTTTGTAGTTAATATAGGTATCGATTTTGATATTACAGTACTACCAAATAATAATTCTAAAGAAGTTTTATTACGCTGTATTGATGCTTTTAAAACTGAGTTTAACACTGACAATATGAGCTTTTATTCGAGTATAATATTAAAAGACTTATACGTTATGTTAGCATCAGTTAAAGGAGTTCAGTCAGTTTTAGATATTAAAATTTACAATAAATTTGGAACTAATTATAGTTCTAATCGTTATAATATTGAAACCGCAACATATAACGAAGTAATTTATCCTTCACTTGATCCATCTGTATTTGAAATAAAATTTCCTGATACAGATATAAAAGGTAAAGTTAGTACTTACTAAGGAAAGATATGATAAGAGTAATATATCCTCAAGATACAGCAACACTATATGAAGCTAGCTCAAGTACTAATACTAGTCTAGACGAAACTGTACGTTTATCAAAATATGTTTCAGGATCAGGTGACGATCCTAATTCTGATAAAATTAATTTAGCTCGAACTTTAGTTAGATTTAATAGTACTGAAATGCTTAATATGAGTTCTAGTGCCGGTAGTCACAAACCTTCAGCAACTAAAGCGTATAAATTAAAAATGTTTGTAGCAGAAGAAGCGAATGTACGTAATTCATATACGGTTGAAGTTGCACCGGTAAGTACTAGTTTCGGTACTTGGATTTCAGGTACAGGTCGTAAGACTAATATACCGAGAGTTAAAGATGGTGTTTGTTGGGCTAATCCAGATGGTGGTGATACAGCGTGGGCTCATTTTAATGCTGCTACTATAGATACTGCAGGATTCAGAAACGATAATTATATATTTACTCAATCATACAATAATATTCAAGGTGATATTGATCTAGATGTAACAACAGGTGTTACACAACAATTAACTGATATTGGTGTTGATGGAACTAATGGTGGATTTGTAGTTAGTTTTTCATCATCGTTAGAGCTTGATAACAAAAATTATGGTGATGTAGTTTACTTTTCTAAGAACACACAAACAATTTATTCACCGAAATTAGAGTTACATTATGATGATACCCCTAGCTATACAGTAGATGGTATGACTCATATTACAAGTGGTAGTCAAGCACAAGATATTAAGGTTAATGCTAGATTGCAATCAGAATATAAACGAGGTAGTATTGTTAGAATACATTTAGATCCTGAACCGCAATTTATAGCTAGATCACAGACTGGTGCTGTAAGTACAGGAGCAGCTTATGCTTTACCAGATAATACTCTATATACAATAATAGATGAAACTACTAATGAGCAATTTATACAATATAACTCAACATCTACTAAGGTAGCAGTTAGTCAATCTAACTACTTTGATATAGATACTACCGGGTTATATCCTGAGCGATATTATAGAGTACAAATACAAGTACCTGATTTATTATATACAGGTAGTGTATCATATTTTGATATACCAACTATTTTTAAGGTTGTTAGATAATGGCGAAATTAGGTTCATATAATTTATCTAAAAATGTTAATATGGTTACACAAGCCGTATCTAGCAAAGTTAGTTCTGTGAAAGGACTAGCTAGTAAAGTTAATAAGAGTATTATTAACACTTTAGGTATTGATCTTAATGAGCGTTTTAATATTGATGTTGAGAATGATAACGTGGTATCAAGAAATATACAAAACGTAGCGTTTAATACTGAAGACATAAACGATTTATCTGATAGAACAATATATGAATTAATACCACCTAAACCAGTATATCCACTTACGCCTCCAACTGATATTGAAGTATTTGCGTGTCATTGGTCTAGAATATACGACTATGCAGGTAATACGAGTGATACATTTGATTTTGACATTACTAGCTTAAGTGATTGGAGTATAGACCAGTGGGCTAATAGACATAAATGGCCTGAGCGATACGGTATTGATCCTACTTATTTATTCTTTGAAGGTGATAGACCTATATTTTACGTAGAGAAAGCTATAAGCTATTACGATCCAGAAACGGACGTAGCTATTACTGTTCCAGATGAAGATATAATATGGAAGATGAACGGTAAGGAAGTTGGTACAGGATGGTTTTTTAGATTGGGTGCATTAGGTGTAACAATTGATATTGTTCAAGGGCAGGCGGTTGTAGTACCTAGAACAGTTACATGTGAGATACGAAATTCAAGAGGGGTAGTTACTAGAGAATTTAAGTATGCAGCATTACGTCCGGAAGATACATCTATATTAGAAACAATAGGT